ATTCGGTATACGCGGCTGTGGGGCGGAATCAAAAGCTTGATTTCGTCTTTCGTATAATACTCATTTATAAAGAGCTCCCTTTTAATAACTCAGATAAATGATCATAATACTCATGACCCCATAATGAGGCGAATCTTAATGCCTCTTGTATATTAACAGAAAATTGAAGAAAATCAATCTCTGCCTGACCTTTTGGTTTATAAAAGGTCAACAAATTCTGAATAGTTTCTTTATCTATTCCTGGGACATAGTGATTTGGATTTGTATTATTAACAAAATAACTTTTAAGAAAAGTTATTTCTTCAAATTTATCCTCAGGAGTTAGATTAGGAGACTTATCAGGCATTGTTGCTTTCATTCCAAAAAGTTCTGCTGTCTTAGCTACCTCTATTCTATTAAACCTATCTGTCAACCTATTAAAATGTTCATTTGTATTGTACTTAACCCCGCAAAGATTATCATCACCCATAAAAACTGCCAAAATATCTGTACCTAAACAATCTAAAGGAATTTCTAATCTAATACAAGTCAGGGCAAAAAGGATAGTATTTACAATAATATTGGAAATTGTGGTCATACCACAAGGAACACCAGATGGAAGTCCATGATGATCAGTATACACCACATCTTTATAGATATGTTGAGTGTGTACACATTCCCACCATAGAGCTCGTCTTACTTTATTATCTTCTTCGGTGCCACCATGAATAGTATACCAATCATTTATTGCATCTACCATAAGTTCATGAAGGATAGGAGGAATGGAACTATCGTAAGCTGTATAATCTATACCAAAAACCCTCTTACACTTTTCTAATTGCAAACCTAAAATTGGAAATAATTGGGTATCATCACATGCTAAAGCTGAAAACAATCTGGGACCTGCATTTTGAGGATCGGAATACAATAATCTAAAGGAACCAAAATACTGAGCAAATAAAATCATGTAATCTATTTGGAAAAAATTAATAACCCTGCTACTACCACTAACAATTTTTGAAAGTTTTCTTAGTTCATCCTTGATAGAATCACCGCAAAAAGAATCATCTGGAACTAGTCCTTTCAAAGCTAAGTCCAGGCGATAATCTATACGGTCAATTAGAGCTGACTTTGGTGTATATACTTTCAGCCCTGGTCGAGGCTCAAGATAAGGGTCATTTTTCAATTCGGAAATTGTAAAATGACTCTCATCCAGAATCTCTTCATCGAAAAACGGATATTTACCTTTACCTACCTTGTTATAAATTGGTCCTGGGCTCTTATTCATTAATAAGCCTGTTTCTCTGGTCCAAGTTGTTGAATTACCAGAATCAAAACCATTCACAACATCATAAATCGGCAAAACACCCACTTTCCTAATTGGAGTGCATTCTAACCAAGTATCAACTAAAAATTTTTTAACCTTTTTCACTACTTCTTTTGTTAAAGGAAATCTTGCTTCATAGGGTTTATTAGTCTTATTTATCATTTGGAAATCAAAATTTTTAGGATCGGATAGTCTTTTATCAAAGGAATCTAAAACGGAATTTTCATGAGTTTGAGGAAATAAACCAAATAAAGGACTTTTATGAATTGCTGTCTTACCAAAATTAAAACAAGTTTCATGATCTTTAGCCCACCTAATACCTGTATAGTGCATTGTATTTTCTGGTTTAAAATATCCATTTTGTTGATGTAGAACTGTATCATCATTGTCAACAACTTCATTTACCCTGGTAATCGGATTGAAATGATCAATGGCGTATTGGATCATATCTTGAGTGACAAATCCTCCACCACTTGTACTTTTAGTGCCAAATTGATGTATTCCCATTATGACACTAGTATCACCAAAGTAAGCTGTATTTTTAACCAAATACGGAGCACCACACATTCCTACTTCCCCAGGTATACCCCCACAAACTCTATCACTATACTGGACCATTTTTTCCTTACCATCTGCTAAAGTTATTGATACTATTGCACTAGTAATATTCCATTTATTAACAGTTTGAATCATACTATACCCATTTTCTTTAGAAAGTGTTATCCTAGACCCCGGTTGTTGATTAACCCTATCTATATGTTCATGTTTAATAAAATTTTTCCTTAAAGATCTAAAACCACTCAGTGCAAATCCTAGTGAGTAAAAAGCAACATCATGATCTGTGGGATCACTCCAAACTCCATCACCTAGATTTTCAGTCATATTAATTGGTAATATATTATCAAAGTTGACTGTAAAATCGAATTTCAAACCTCTTTGAGGGAACTCAATTTGGCAGAAATCTCCTTCTAAAGATGTTCTAAAGAAGTGGTTAGGGAGGAGTATAATACTGCCTTCTACTACCAGAACGTAAAGAGTGTTTAAAGTTCTATGGTTAGTTATTTTACCTAAATTACTTGAGACCTTAGAATGAATATCACTTGAATTTTGTTCTACTGAAAAATTATGTTTTGGTTTAACCTTACCCGGGAAAAATCTTACTCCCTTCCTAACTCTAGTAGTCCCATCTCTTGCATCTGGGCTATACATCTTACCTTCTTCACCCGAGGGAAAGTACTTATCATACCTATCACTTAATTTATCTTCATATTGATAATCATATTTCCTAATAGCTTCAGCTGTTACGGCCCTAACACTACCCCTCTTATCTATGTCTTGTTCTGCACACTGTTTTAAATGAC